TTTTTTTTTTTTTTTTTTTTTTTTTTTTTTTTTTTTTTTTTTTTTTTTTTTTTTTTTTTTTTTTTTTTTTTTTTAAAAAGTTACTTAGGTCATACTCTACGAGTTTCAATGTGGAAAAACGCACCCTTTCGGGAACCCACCCTTGTTGAAGGGGACCATATAACTAATTTATAAGATTATTACCATAGCCATGGGAAGTGAGCAAGGCATAAGAATCCGTGGGGGACATACGAGATATCATGGACCTATGGGCTTCAACATGTAAGGAACTTATATTTCGACGCATTAGGTATTTTAACCCTGGAGCACCCGATTTCAGGCTTTTTATTCCTCCAAATTGTTTTATGCGCCACCTAAGTCCTTCATCCAACTCTGACATATTGTCACTTATATCATCAAAACAACGATATGCTTTTTCCGACTCATACTTGGCAACTGCTGCCATCTCAACCCGAGACAAGAAGTGATAAGCTTCCTTATTTGAACCGTACGTATCCATCATTAAACTTCGTAATCTATATATGTGGACCAAAAGGGACCCAACATCTCCTGCAGCGCGGGTCGATCGAATAACATAGTCAGAAGTGGGACGCCAGGGAAGGACAACGATAGTAGGACTACCTCCATTATCAACTACATCAACAACAAATTGACGTTTTAAAAACTTCGGACCACGATAAGTAACATATTCGCGATACGATGTATTAGCACCGTCGTTAAATTCCTGACGTGTAAGTTGGGTATATGAGCAAGGAAGCGTCATATCAGGGCGGGGATCATTAGGATGACACAGATATGAATCAGACTTCTTTAAATTAAGGTCCCAATATTTTTTGGCATATCGGGCGAATCCGGAAAAGTCTTTGTTGGGCATACATGTATCAGCATATAGAGTTGACATGACACGTAAGAAATCATCACCATAAACAGCATTACGCAGGAACTCCTTAGTAAGTTTAGCTGCCAACTCAGGACCCCAATTTGAACGACCCTTTCTATTTTTACTGACCTTGGAAACAAAGTAAATGTCGTGACACTCCAAAAATATCTCAGCAAAAATGGAATCTACCCATGATGTGCCTGTCTCACCGGAAAACATCATGCCAATCACCAAAACCCATTCATCACCAAACCATTTCAGTACTTTACAAACGGAATTTTCGCAACACCACCGTGCAAGATTTACCATCGTATCGTGGAGGTCGGGATCATCCCGTGAATAGTGTAGAACAGGAAGAAAGAAGCACAAAAGCAGTATAGATGCCTTAAGAGAATGATCATATTTACTCCAATCTCCAACAAATATGGCACGATCATGGTGATTCATTCCCATCTTCTCAATAAATTGCCATGCGCCCCCATCAACCCACTTCGTACCAATCTTATTGGCGCCTCGAGAGTAGGTTTTCTTAAAAACAGAACCCATAACTATCTTATCAAGCATGTTTTTAAGTGCAGTCACTATAAAGAACATGCGCGTTTTATAGGCATCCTCACCCTCTTTACGAAGCTCAGTTTTGACACACATTTTGCCACACGTAAACAAATAGTCAAACCACGAAGGATCATATTCTTCACCTTTCTTAAGACGACCAAGAACATCAAGAGCCAACTCATGTATATGTTCCAGAACAGCAGGAAGAGCTACCTTCTTACTAAGAGTAAAAGCTGTAGCATATATAAAATCAGCAGTCTCTATGACTCTGCTTCATATACATATTTAACCCGCCGCTCTTGCTAGGATCTAAAGGAACATCACGAAGCTTCTTGGCGTCAAAGATTGGA